ATAAGCCTGATTGGACCTCTTCCAAAGCCTTCCAAGGCTGGCTGCGGCCCCGAAAGGGAAACCGAAGTTTAAGAGACGATTCTAATGAATAACAAATGAACTTAACAGTCTTCAACACACACGAAACTAAGCGGGTGCCTAGCCGTGCATGGAGTCGGCTGCTAAGCTCATTTGCGTCTCTTAATGCCATGCTCAAGGTAAAACTTGGGCGACCAGCATTGAAACACATACTAAGTATGGTTTCTCTGCTGGGACGGAGAGTTAACCTATCAGTCGTCAAGGTTTCACTTACCACACTGGCCTACCTATATAACTTGCGGAAGCAAGGTGGCAATACCTTTTTGGTTCTTTACCTTAAAGGGTGTTACTCACTGCTTCAGCAGTATATAGGGGGTCAGAGACTACACGACCTCACTCCTTTTGGAGCGAGAATCGGTCGAACTCATAGTGGGTGCCCTTCAATAATTCCGGCTATCCATCGCCGTGCAATTCGCCAGGGAGACGAGTGGACTATTCGGTTCTGGTTGACTATCTTTTCTCTTTACAGAGTATTAGATTGTCCCCCAAAATTGAAAGTTAACTCTATCTCTGACGGGACGACAATGGAGCCCCAATTGGTTTATGAATTTAGTCAATTCATAAGCACCCACTTCCTCTCGTCCTTATCAAGATTTGGGAAATCATTGATGGGGCGGGTGAGAAGTGGGGATTGGTCTCCATTGTCGTTCATGAAGGGTCTCAAAGCCTTACCTTTTATGATTTCTAAGAGTTCTCCAGCCGTAAAGGGTGGAAACGTGCCCGGAGGGGCTCAGGCGACATCGCCCGCTGCTCTTCTGGCTAGTGCCCATGCGTGGATGATCTCCCCACTTCTTCCGTTACTACGGAATTGGTGTGGCATGACAAACTCGCAGTGGGTCATTAACCGGATAGAGCAGTGGGGCCAGAGGCTGTGGGTATGGGAAGATTCCCTACCTTTAGCTCCTGACTCTCCTGAGTGTCCCTTCGAAGCAACGAACCACCTCGGCCGACTGGGGTTCAAAGAGGAACCTGCGGGTAAGGTGAGAGTGTTTGCTATGGTGGATCCATTTACTCAGTGGCTCTTTGATAAGCTACATCGGCGTATCTTTGAGCTATTGTCCTTAATTCCTCAAGACGGTACGTTCGATCAAGTACAGCCGATTTATCGTTTATTTGATTGGAAGCGGAAGAAAGAATTAACAACTCATTCTTCAATTTCCCTTCATTCATTCGATTTGTCGTCTGCAACTGATCGAATCCCTATCGTCTTACAGAAGGTTCTTCTGTCCCCTTTCTTAACAAGTTGGGGGGCTGAATTATGGGCATCCCTATTGATTGGTCGGGAATACCATTGTGGGAAAAACTACGTTACTATGATAAAGGGAAAGAAGGTTTCGATCCCCCTATCTAGTACTGGTTATCTCATATATGGGACCGGTCAACCAATGGGAGCACTGAGCTCATGGGCCATGTTGGCATTCATCCATCATGCGTTCGTTCAGTGGTCTGCTTTCTTAGCAGGTAAAGTGAAACCAGGTACAGGGTGGTTCGCAGGCTACGCCATCTTGGGAGATGACGTGGTCATAGCAAGCCAATCTGTAGCCAAGCAATACGCGGCTTTAATGTCTCGTATGGGGGTAGGTATCGGAGCTCATAAGTCTATGAGCTCAGGTACTGGTTCCGCTCTGGAGTTCGCGAAGCGTACTTTCTATAACGGAAAGGACGTTTCGGGAATCTCCTTCCGGGAATTCGTTATAGGTCGGCAATCCTTTGCCGGTCTTCTCGAACTTATCCGGAAGTACTCATTATCTCTAGGACAGACGATGTCGGTTCTAGGATATGGGTTCCGAGCGAAAGCCAATATCTCCAAACGATTGACATTACTGCCAAAACGGTTGCGTAACTACATATTAGCTTACTATGGTCCCTTAGGCCCGGGGTACAACGGTTTAGCGTTCTGGTTACCGATGAAGTCGGTAGCCGGCCGCTATGCCTCTGTACTGGACCGGGTCGAAGTTCTAACTTGGCGGTTCTTTAAGGATGAGATCTCATCTCTCCTTTCAAAGCTAGACGATTTACGTCCTTTGTTAGAGGAAGCAAAACGTTTAGGAACCGTCAAGCGAGACCGGGAGCACTATATGTCTCAAGCGGTCTCTAATAAAGCTGCCCAGGTTAAGGATCTTCCGTCCCCTGTGGAAGGGGGGCGTGTGGATTCCCACCCTGGGATCGAGCGTACAACTCCGTTGTATGTTATCGATTCTCTTAACGAGACAGTATATAGAGAGACTTTCCTTGACACGTATATTGCTGCGAGGGACCTACGAACTAAACTTGAAGAAATGACTATAGAGTCCCTAGACTGGGGCACTCTCGAGTCACTCTGGGCGGAGGTTCGATCTATCGAGTCTCTTCTCGGGTCGTTACCTCTTCCTCGGAATATTCACAAGCCGATTAGGGATAATATCTCTAAGGAGCAAATGGGTATCCTGAAGAAGTGGTACCGATATTCAGGCCTGTTCCGACGATCTGATAACCCACCTCTAGAGAGCTAGTGGAGTGATCCACTAACTCGGGGTCGGTATCAGGCCATTGGTAACTCTGTGATGCCCGGGGTAAGACCTTTGGGATGTGTGTGTTACCTCCGTCCGTAGCGCACCCTTAGGCTCCCAGTAACTTCTGAGAGTGAACCTCGTGAGGTTCGTTCGGTTCGCCGAGCGATCCTGTATGCCAGGGGGCGGTGGAAATAGTGGGTCTAATAGACCTGTAACGGTGGGCGAGCAGGCAGCGGTTAAACGGGTGCTGGGAGCGATCCCTTCACCTTTAGACTGATTAGGTCTGCAGGCTACCGGCTATGGAACCCGTTTCCTGGTATATAGGTACCAATGGAACTACCTGATGCTTAGGATTGGTCGCGGGGAATTTAGGAGGAATTCTAAGTTCCCTCAGGTTCTTATCCCTTAAAGGAGGGGGTAAGTTCTGATAGTGCGATCTTTCCTACCGGATATTGGGGTCCGGGACCCTTTCGCTAGAGGCGGTTTCTCCGTTAAATCTAGGAGCCTACGGGTGAGGTAATCCCTAGACAAACATTTTTGAAACGCATCTGAGCGTAGCGGGGG